TAAAAACTGAACTTTTTCTCTTCCTGTTTTGGTTTTTCTTTTTTGGTTTCGTTCTATTAAGCCAATACTGAGGATTGCCTCTTTCGTATGCCTTTTCAAACATTTCTCTTTCACTCATTACTTTTCTTTTTTTCCTCATAAATTTAGTATAAACGATATGTATAATATGTCAAGAAAAAGTAAAAGTTTTTTCATATCATTGGTAGCCAATAGTAAACTTGACTTACTATTATAATTGTTATTGCTATTGCTGTCAAGAAAGGTCCCATGTCTTACCACCACCCCATTATGTGACCATTGCCCAATATGATCATTAAACAAGTAACGATATGCAATATTACCCAAAATGTTCTAATGATTAAAACTTGCCTGTCGTAATCTTTAGTTTTGTCATCTGAGAATGATCCCAATGCATACTGCCATATTTTTAATAATTTAGAAATCATAATCTATTCCATTTATTGAATACGTTTTACCATTAAATCCTTTATCCATTTTTTCTTTATCTGTCATATTTTCGCTGTTTTTCCTTATTTTAGGATCGAACTTTTGTTTTGGCTTTTTCTTTTTAAATTTATCTAATAAACTTTTCATAATCTTTCTATATACTTTTTTAATTCTTTATCTTGCACATCATTTGGTAACTCATTCTTATAAAATATCTTATAACTATCACTTCCATATTTTCCAATGCCGTGTAAATCTGATGCTTCTTTATAATTCCAAGTAAGAAACTGTTCACTCATCTTTCTTAACCTTTTTGTCCTTACATTCCACATACCTAGTGGCTTTAGCATATTTTCCTGTGTCTTAATTCTACCTCTTAAGAATGCTTTTGGATTTGGATACCTTTTAAAAAGCTTTGGTAATATTTCTTTTACTTGTTTTCTATACGTAAGGTTTAAACACATAACACCTACCATATGTTGCCAAACAGTTTTAACCTGTTGTTGTACCATTAGATGTTCTTTCATTTTCATTTTAACAATTTAATTTCTTTATCATCCAATCCAGCATCTCGAGCCAACTGCTTAATAGCATCTTTGTCTAAAATCTTTGATAACAGATCTATCTCATCATTCTTATAATTTGGATATAATGATTGTAGAAATTCTATCCTTTTAGTTTTTTTACCTTTACCTTTTGGTGCTTTAATCCAAGGGTGAAACATTTTCTTACCTACACCACATAAGCACAATAGCTTCCAAAATAATAAACTATCTTCTTGGTGCTTTTGTAATACTGAAAAATCTTTGTTACAAAATTCATTAACATTTTGAATATATGTTTCTTGTAATATTTTACTAGCTTTTATACTACTAGCAAAACGCATAGCTACATACGATGAAAATGTTTTTTTAATTTCGCTGTCTAACTTTTCATACCAATCTTTTGCACCAACATCTAAACTATACAACATTTGGTTTAAATTTATTGATGGTTTCGTCATAGTATACTTCCTGCGTCAAATGAATCTGGTATTTGGTTTGTGTCTTTTGCAAAGAAAACACAAGGTGCATTTGGCCTATCATTTAGTGGTACAGCAATTATATGTCCGTGTTTTAGTTTTGGAAAATACCATTTAACTTCCTGAAACACATTTATGATCTTTACTTCTTGTGACTGTATCATTTTATGAGTTAGTGGGTTGATTGTTAAAGCTTCAAACCCCCTATCATTTAAACTTGTCAAAGGAACCATTTCGCATATTCCTAGTTCTCTTTCCACAGCCAAGACGCTCCAATCAATTGGCATTTGAACTGTGTTCTTTCCTATTTCCATTATCATACTTGGAGCATTAAAAGTTTCCATAAAAATCAATGGAACAAAAAAGAAGTCTATGTTTTTTGGATTGTTAGTATCCAACACACAATATTGTACTTCATCTGCTGTTTCTGGAACTTTGTCCAAGTTGTATGATATATTTTCTGTTGTTAATATTTTCATTATATTTTTACCTTACTTACAGTATACGGGTATTTGGCGTCTTTGTAAAACTTTTTTCTTGCCGTTAAGTGTCTTTTTGAATACTTACAACTAGACGTTATATCCCAAATTTGTACATAATCTTTATCTTCTGCTTTTCTAATTCCTCTTCCAATACTTTGAATTACCCTTACAAAACTCTTTCCAGGTTCTACTAATACCAAATTAAATATCCTTGGTAAATTGATACCTACTGCCGCAACTCCGTATGTTGCAATAATAACTTTGTATTGTTCTGTAGCCACTTCTGAATATTCTTCTTCTCTATCTTCAAGTTTAGTTTTACCTTGTATAAAAACTGAACCTGGTATTTCTTCTTGTAGTGCTTCGCCTGTTTTAATTCTGTCAACTAGTATTAACGTGTTACCACCTGACCTAATCTCTTCAACTAGCTTACCCATAAAATTCATTCTTGGTTTAAAACTTGTAAGATATGTAAGCTCTTCTGGATAGGATCTAAAAGTTTGAAAGTCTTGTGTTTGTATAATATTAACGTGGCATTGTGCTAACACTCCTTTTTCCTGTAGCTCACTTGCTGATAGTTGTCCTATCACTTTACCCAGTGATGCTATCAAACTTACTTTTTCATAATCTTCTTTTGGTATTGTTCCTGTTAATCCCCATCTCATTGGCACGTGTGAAAAAGGTCCTGTTAATAATGTTTTCAATACATCTGCTTTTGCCATATGTACTTCATCAACCATTATGCATACAACATCTTTTATAAATTCATCTATAGGAAAAGGTGCTTCTTGTTTTTTAGTTTTTTTGTGTAACACATTTAAACTCTGCCAAGTACAAATTGTATGTTGATGTCCTAATTCTTTCCTATCACCAAAATACACACCAACATCTAAACCACAAGTAATGTAATCTTGTTCTGTTTGTCCTACTAGACTCTTGTTGGGTACTATGACAATTGTTCTACCATACTTTTCACACATCTTAGATAGTGCGGCTGTAATAATTGTTTTACCTGCTCCTGTGGCTATCTCTTGTAAGCTCTGTGGATTGCCAATGAACTCATTAATAACTTTTACTTGGTAATCTCTTAATATGATTGGATTGCCAGCATCTGGATGATTTTTTGGCCAATTAATATCTGATAGATAACCTTCATCTATTGATTCAAACTTTAAATCATAATCTTTTCTATCGTCTTTGATTTCAATTGTGTAATCTTGATCTTCAATAATAGGTAGTATCTTATCAATTAAATTTAAATATGTTCTACCACCTATATCACAAAACCTTATGTTTCCATCCCATCTACCTAGTTTGTAAGCGGGTAAATGATATGCATATGGTACAAAGTACTTTAGTTTATCAGAAATTTTCCTACGTGTAGACACGTCTAAGTTTTCAAACTTGACATTTACTTCGTCTTTTATGTGTAGTACTGTTTTATTCATTTCTTATTATACAACTAAGACTATTTCTTTGCAAATAATTCTGCATCATCTAGCCCAGCTACCCTTAATTTTACAATGTTATTAATTTGGAATTGTTTGGCATCAATGGCTTTAAGTAAACCTAAGAATTTATTTCTTAACAAAGCAAATTCATTAACTAGATTAGCCATATCAACTACGTCATCTTCTCCGTCAATATAGTTCCTTACATCATTTGATGTTAATGCTCTTTGATAGTTTTCTAAAAACTTTTTGTAATGTTTACTTCTGATTTTTCTTAGTTGGATATTAAGAAATTCAAGTATTGCTTCAATCTCTTGTAGTTGATTAAATCTGTGTTCTACTATACCAGGTACATCTTTAGCATTTCTCTCAATGTTCCCAGTAAGGCCACATTCAACTCTTGCTTCATCAAGTTGAAATTCAAAGTATTCAATACAATCGGGTATCTTACTGAGATCGTTTGAAACTTGTCCGTACCATTTAGCTGACATTAATGGTCCTCGTCATTGTACGCAGAACCTTCACTACCATCATCATATTCTTCTACTTCTTCATAATGTTCTGATATTGCTGTTTCTAAATAGTCGTCACTTCCTTTAAATTCTTCTAGATCCTGACCTTCAATGCCGTAATCATCTAACAATGTTACGTAGGCTTTGGCGGCTTCTAATCTATCTTTTTGAGGAATGTACTCGACTATTTTGTTCCAAGCTTCAAGTAGCATCGCTACCTCCGAGTGATTCATCATCTGTTGCTCCTATGGTTTCTAGTTTGGATTTATTTATGTTTTCCGAACCTAGGCTTTCTTGGAACTCAGCCATAACTAAATCCAGGTGTTCACCAGTCCATTGTTTACGGAAATGTAAATGCTCTTTTCCGAATCTGTCAACATACTTTAATCTATTACCTTGCTTAACAAGTAATTCTTTTTTCTCAAATAAATCAACTAACCCTGAATATGGATCCATTCCTTTTTCATATGGAATCTTTACTTGTACTGCTTCAAAAGGTTTGTTGAACCTTGACTTCATTACTTTACAAGCAGATCTAATACCAGTTACATCAGTTATTTTATTACCATCTTCATCTTCTTTAAGTTTAAGTTTTCTCATAGCAACTACTACTGAACTTGCATACATAAAACCTTGTCCACCTGATATCTTATCATCTGGATCAAACATATCTTGTGATGCGTATGTATGATTTGTTGCTACTAATCCAATGTTTAAACTACCAATCAAGTTCACAGTATTTCTAATAAGTGCTGTTAGTGATTTGGCTTTTCTACCTAAGTCACCTTTCATTTCACCTTTTTCAAACTGATCTCTATCTGTTGGTGTTAACAACATACCTAAACTATCTACAATAAACAATATTTTAGGTCTGTCTTCTTTACCCTCATAATCTTTTTTGTAAGTTTGTACAAAATCACTAATAATTTTAGCAACATCATCTACCATTGAACAATTGATTCTTAACATTTTCTCAGATGATGTATCAACACCTAATGCTTGTAACCAATCTTCGTGTAGTGCATTTTCTGAATCTATTGCTACACAAAATATACCTTGATCTTGTGCGTTTTTAATTAAATTACCCGAAGCAATCAAACTCTTACCTGAACCTGATTCTCCAGCAAACATTGTAACTCTTCCTAGTGGTATCCCTTTATTAAAATCTCCACTAATCAAATAGTTTAATGTATAATTTCCTGTTGATATCCAAGTGTCAGGATCTGATTCAAATCCTGTGGATATACCTTGTATACTTTTTGTTAGCCCTGATCTAAACTTGCTAACGTCAAATGGTCTTACCATAATTTCTCCTATTCTTTAATAAGGCTGTGAGTTTCCCCACAGCCATATTATATAAATTATTTGTTAGCTTGTCTACTTCTAATCATTGATAAAATATCATCTGCTGATACTTTACTTTGACCTTGTGTAGGTGTTGCTGTTGCTGGTGCTGGTGCTGTCGCTGTCGCTGTAGCAGGAGCTTCATTTACTGATGCTGTAACTGTTTCTGCAACTTTAACTTCAGCTTGTACAGGTTGTGGTGTAACAACTGTTTCAGCTTGTACTGGTGCCGCTGTTACTGGTGCCGCTGTTACTGGCGCCGCTGTTTGTGTTTTACTTCCTGTGTTTAATCCAGCTGGTTTATAATACTGTCCAAATCTTTCTGGATCATACAATTCACCATCAACTGATGCTTTGAACATCTCTTGAATTACATTAAGTTCTTCTTGAGATGGTTTCTTAGGCATATAATCAGATAAGTTATGCAAACCATATTGTGTGATTGCACCTTGTTCTGATTCACTTAATGCTCTAGCTTTAAATGACCAAGTGGATGTTGAATAATCAGCATAGCCACCTTTTTGTGTTTTAGTCAATTTAAAGTCTCTACCATTTGTACTATCAGTTGGTAGATCTTCCATATCAGGATTCATTAATGCTGATCTGATAATTTGATAAATTGATGGATTAATTACAAACCTACGAATAGGATTCTCTGGTGTAGTTTCTTCATCTAATGTTGAGTTAACTACAAAGCCTTGGAAAATGTAACTTCTTTTTTTCCAATATTTTCTACCCATATCTTCTAGTGCAGGATCTTTAAACCAAGTTCTTACTTCTGCAAGTACTGG